ACCAAAATGGACAGATCTATTACAATTAGTATTAATAACCGTGATCGGAGCTTACTTCGGTGGTAGATCACTAGAAAAAACAAAAAAATAAAGATATGGCAAGTAAATATTTTACAGTAGAAATAAAACCAACAATAACAGCTAGTCTATTAGCCGCAGCCGCTTTTGGTGCTGATGAATTGCTTTTTGATTGGGAGTCTTTTCAAGTTCCTAGAGGAGCTAATAAACTAGTAAGCGCCTCAATAATACATAGAGCAGGTACTGGTGGTGCAGTTGTAGTAAAAGATATAGATTTAATTTTCGCAAAATCAATAAACAATAATCCACCAAGAACGTTAGGTACTACAAACGGAACAGTTAGTGCCATCCCTGTTATTTCTAATCATTGTCTTGGGATAGCGCATATTGACGCGTCTGGAGATTACGGGGGAAAAGGAATTGATTATTTTGCCGTAGGTACAACTGGTTCTGGAGGTGGTGCTAGTTTAATACCCAATATGGTACTAGAAGGTGAAATAAACTCTGGAGATAACGTTGGTTACGATACTTTGTACGTAGGTGGAATTACAGCTGAATCTGGCCATGATTTTAGAACAACAGTATTAGCAAGAGGTGGAGAGGTTGCTGGTGTTACCGTTGTAGAAACTGACAAAGGTAGTGATGACGATCCAGATGCAGATTTAATATTTGCAGTTGGCGATGTTATACATGGGAAAACAGATGCTGTTATGGGTACAATTGCAAGTATTGCTGCTTTTGGTTCAAATAAACAAGACATTACTTTCGAGGCAGCAACACCAGCGATTTTAGATGACAACGAAGAACTTGTAAATATAAATCCAATTAGGGTTATATTATCATTTGAAAGATAAAAAATAAAACAAATTAACTTAAATTAAATAAAAATGGCAACAACAAAAGTAAAAGGTACAACTGAAAAAATTAAAGAATTAAAAGGTGAGAAAGCTACATCGATCAACACAGAAGAACTTGGAGAAGTACAATCTGTAGTTAATAAAATCAACCAATCTCACTTAGAATTAGGACAAATCGAAAGCAGAAAACACGGTATATTACATTATATAGCTGGCGTGCAAGACGAAATGACTTTGTTACAAAACAGATTCCAAGATAAATATGGTACACAAAATATTAACATCGCAACAGGGGATATAACTTACGAAGATGAGCAAGCTGATAAGAAAGATTAGTGTAGGTAAAGATTACAAAAACGATGCTATGCACTACGCTGTTGGGCAAGAGGTTTATGGTGGACATACTATTTGTGATATACTAGAAGAAAAGGATAAGTACTCTATATATATCAAAAAGAAGAAAGATGTTTTACCTTGGAAAGACTTCAATAAAAATATGGCTATATCTATAGAGTATAACTTAGAGTACTAATGAAAAGTGTTTATGACTTTGTAGTAAAGCCAAAAGGAGGTAGATATAATAATACTAAAAAAATTGATGATAAGGAGTTGATTTTAAACACAGAAGTATTTAACCACCAACACGTAAATAGACAAGCTACCGTTACGTCAGTACCGTTAATTGGAGAAACTGATATACAACCAGGAGATGATGTTGTTGTACACCACAACGTATTTAGAAGGTGGCATAATATCCATGGTGAGGAAAAGAACAGTAGAAGTTATTTCGACGAAGACACATACTTTATTACTCCAGAACAAATATTTTTATATAAAAGATATTGGGAGTGGAAAGCACCTAAGGGATATTGCTTCGTACAACCTATAAAAGACCACGATATATTTAACGTAGAACCAGAAAAACCATTGATGGGTATTGTTAAGTACACGGACGGTACAGTTAAAGAAGGAGATCTTATAGGATTTAGACCTAGTTCCGAATATGAGTTTATAATAGAAGGAAAAAGGTTATATAGAGTTTTATCAAATTTAATTACAATCAAATATGAATATCAAGGAAACGAAGAGGCGTATAATCCAAGCTGGGCACAAAGCAGTTGAAGAACTTATTAAAGTTGCTAAAGAAGCTATCGTCGATAGTGGGGATGATATTACAGCAGACAGACTTAAGAACGCTGCCGCCACCAAAAAACTCGCAATCTTTGATGCTTTTGAAATACTCGATAGAATCCAAGCGGAAGAAAATCTTGTCGAAGGTAAACAACCGGAGGAAAAAGAAAAGGTATTTAAAGGCTTTGCAGAAGGAAGATCAAAATAATGTACGAACAAAGTTTAGTTGAAACGGTTGAACCAATAAAGAAAACCACTATTACCCGAATGAACCGAGGTAAAAAATGGAAGTATGGTTACAACAAAGAACATGATCTAATTGTACTATCTCACAACGGTGTTATTGGTGAAATAATCCAAATACAAGATTTGGTTGTAGCCTTACCTAAGCCACCTAAAAACATATACAAACATCCTAAAAACAAATGGGTTAAACAGGAGTATCCTAAAGAGCTCGAGAGGATTAAAAATATATTTGATTGGAGGAGTTATCCAGAGGAACAAAAAGATCAATGGTACGATTATATAGACACAGAATTTAAAAGAAGAGACGAGGGGTTTTGGTTTATGAATAATGGTAAACCAACCTGGATAACTGGTACACACTATATGTACTTACAATGGAGCAAGATTGATGTAGGCGCTCCAGACTTTAGAGAAGCAAACAGATTGTTTTATATATTCTGGGAAGCTTGTAAGGCTGATAAAAGATGTTACGGAATTTGTTACCTTAAAAACAGACGTTCAGGATTTTCTTTTATGTCATCAGCTGAAACAGTTAATTTAGCTACTATATCAAGTGATAGTAGATATGGTATACTATCTAAGAGTGGAGCTGATGCAAAGAAGATGTTTACAGATAAAGTAGTACCTATTAGTATAAACTATCCATTCTTTTTCAAGCCAGTACAAGACGGTATGGATCGTCCTAAAAGTGAATTAGCATATAGAGTACCAGCTAGTAAGTTTACTAGAAAAAAGATTACAGCTAACGAAAAGTTAGAAGAGATAAAAGGACTAGATACAACTATTGATTGGAAAAACACTGGAGACAATAGCTACGATGGAGAGAAACTAAACCTACTAGTGCACGATGAAAGTGGTAAATGGGAGAGACCTGACAATATATTAAACAACTGGAGAGTTACTAAAACATGTTTACGGTTAGGTAGTAGAATAGTTGGTAAATGCATGATGGGTTCAACTTCTAACGCCTTAGATAAAGGTGGGGATAACTTCAAGAAATTATACAATGCCTCAGACGTTACTTCAAGAAATAAAAATGGACAAACAAAATCTGGTTTATATTCTCTTTTTATCCCAATGGAGTGGAACTACGAAGGCTTTATTGATGAATACGGACATCCAGTCTTCGATAGTCCAAATAATGATGTACTCGGACCGGACGGCGAATTAATAGATATAGGAATTATAGAGCATTGGCAAAACGAAGCTGATGGACTAAAAGGAGATGCAGATGCTTTAAATGAATTCTACAGACAATTCCCAAGAACTACAGAGCATGCGTTTAGAGATGAAACAAAAAACAGTATATTTAATCTAGTAAAAATATATGAGCAAATAGACCACAACGAAGAAATGACCAGGACATTAGGATTAACAACTGGTAGTTTTCAATGGGTGAATGGTATTAAGGATTCTAAAGTTATATTTTATCCAGATCCAAAAGGTAGATTTAAAATATCGTGGGTACCACCACAACATCTCCAAAACAAAATCATTATAAAGAACGGTATAAAATATCCCGGCAACGAACACATGGGAGCTTTTGGGTGTGATAGTTATGATATATCAGGTACGGTAGATGGAGTTGGTTCAAAAGGAGCTCTACACGGTTTAACAAAATTCTCCATGGAAGATGCTCCCGCTAACATGCTTTTCTTAGAGTATTTAGCAAGGCCACAAACAGCGGAGATGTTCTTCGAGGATATGTTAATGGCTATCGTGTTTTACGGAATGCCAATACTATGTGAGAACAACAAACCTAGATTACTGTATTATATAAGAAGAAGAGGTTATAGAGGATTTAGTATGAACAGACCTGATAAAGTTTGGAACAAGTTATCCGTAACAGAAAAAGAAGTTGGAGGAATACCTAATTCCAGTGAAGATATAAAACAAGCCCACGCAGCAGCGGTTGAAATGTACATACAAGAAAACGTAGGGATCTTACAAGACGGATCGTTTGGAAGTGTATATTTTAATAGAACACTAAACGACTGGGCTAGATTCGATATAACAAAAAGAACTAAACACGATGCAACAATAAGTTCTGGATTAGCTATAATGGCTTGTAATAGACATTTGTACAGACCTAACGCTGAGGTAAAGAAAGAAAAAATAAATATAAATATCGCTAGGTATTCAAATACAGGTGGTAGATCTAAATTAATTTAAACAACAAGTATGGCTAAATCAAGTTTACATAGTAATTTTCCAAGTCAAGTCGTTAGTGACTTAGAAAAAATGAGTTTTGATTATGGACTAGACGTAGCGCGAGCTATTGAAAGAGAATGGTTTAATGAAGGTGGAGGTTCTAGATTTGGTACAAATAACCATAAATTTCATAAATTACGTTTGTATGCAAGAGGAGAACAATCAGTTCAAAAGTATAAGGATGAGTTATCTATAAATGGTGATTTGTCCTATCTTAATTTAGATTGGACTCCAGTTCCTATAATACCTAAGTTCGTTGATATTATTGTTAATGGTATAGCAGAAAGATTATATGATGTAAAAGCGTATTCACAAGATCAATTTGGTGTAAACAAAAGAACCAAATATATGGACGATCTTATAAAAGAAATGAAAACGAAAGATTTTGCGGACTTTGCAAAAACTAATTTCGGTATAGAGTTAAGAAAAGAAAACAGTGCTGGTGATTTACCAGATTCAGATCAAGAGCTAGCCTTACACATGCAACTTAATTATAAGCAAGCTGTAGAACTAGCGGAAGAACAAGCTATAGCTACGTTAATGACTGGTAATAAATATGATTTAATAAAGAAAAGATTTTATTACGATTTAGCGGTTCTAGGTATAGGTGCTGTAAAAACGTCGTTTAATACATCTGAAGGAGTTAAAATTGATTATGTTGATCCAGCTAATTTAGTTTACTCTTACACTGACTCTCCTTATTTTGATGATATTTATTACGCCGGAGAAATAAAAGAAATACCTATAAACGAATTGATAAAACAATTCCCACACCTCACTCAAGAAGATTTAGAAGATATCACTAAAAATTCTAGCTCACTAATACATCGATCATTATCCAGACACGATCACGACCAAAACAAAATTCAAGTTTTATATTTTAATTACAAAACTTACATGAATGAGGTTTACAAAGTTAAGAAAACTGGTAGTGGCGCTGAAAAAGCTATATTAAAAAACGATAAATTTAATCCTCCAAAAGATTTAAGTGGAGATTTTGAAAAACTAGAAAGAGCTACTGAGTGTTTATACGAAGGAGCTATTATTGCTGGGACTGATAAATTACTTAAATGGGAGTTAGCAAAAAACATGATGCGTCCTAAAAGTGATTTTACCAAAGTTAAAATGAACTACGCTATCTCTGCACCTAGAATGTACGAAGGACGTATAGAGTCTATAGTTAGTAGAATAACTAGTTTTGCAGATATGATCCAATTAACACATTTAAAATTACAGCAAGTGATGTCTAGAATGGTTCCAGATGGAATATTTCTAGATGTAGATGGATTGGCTGAGGTTGACTTGGGTAATGGAACAAACTACAATCCACAAGAAGCATTAAACATGTTCTTTCAAACAGGTAGTATCGTTGGTAGATCGCTTACACAAGACGGTGACGGTAACCCAGGTAAGGTGCCTATACAAGAACTACCTAATGGAGCTGGTGGACAAAAAATGGGGAGTTTAATACAAACGTACAATTATTATCTACAAATGATAAGAGACGTAACGGGATTAAACGAAGCTTCAGACGCTAGTACTCCAGACGCCAAGTCGTTAGTTGGTGTACAAAAAATGGCCGCTGCTAACTCTAACACAGCCACAAGACATATATTAAAAGGTGGTATGTATTTAACACAAGAAGTAGCAGAGGCATTATCACTTAGAATATCTGATGTTATAGAATACTCTCCAACAAAAGATGCTTTCATACAACAAATAGGAGCGCACAACGTAGCAACGTTAAAAGAAATGAAAAACCTACATTTATATGACTTTGGAATATTCTTAGAATTAGAACCAGATGTAGAAGAAAAACAAATGCTTGAAAACAACATACAGACAGCTCTTAGCACTGAAGGTATAAACCTTGAAGACGCTATTGATTTAAGAGCCACTAAAAACGTTAAGTTAGCTAATCAGTTACTAAAAGTAAGGAGAAAGAGAAAGGACGAAGCGGATAAAGCAAATCAATTAGCACAGACAGAAGCGCAAGGTAAATCACAAGCGGAGGCTACTAACGCTACCGTAGGCGCTGAGAAAGAAAAACAAAACAACATGGTTGAAACACAAATCAAACTTGAGAGTGCTAAGAATGCTAACAAAGCTCAAACGTTAGAATTAGAAGCGCAACTTAAGAAAGATCTAATGGACCACGAGTTTGAATTAAACAAACAACTTCAAGAACTTGAAACAAAAACAGTGATGGCTAAAGACGAAGTAAAGGAAAATCGGAAAGACGATAGAGTAGGTCTTCAAGCGTCTCATCAAGAAAAACTAATAGAGAAAAGAGAACAAGTGAAACAAGATAAAGAAGAACAACCACTTGAAGCAGGTAACGATATGTTGGGTGGTGGATTTGGCTTAGGACAATTTGGTCCTAAGTAGCAATTTTATTAATTATATAATATTTTATTATGGCAAAAAAGAAAAAAGAAACAGTAGCTGAAGAGGCTACACAAGTAAAACCCGAGATAGACAATAAGGTTGAAGCGATTAAAGTTAAAATGAAAAAGTTACAATCATCTGATCAAGCTGAAATACCTAAAATTGATTTAGCTAAACCACCTAAAACAGATGTCGTTAAAGAACCAGAAAACGATCCTGTTAAAGTTGAAGAAGTAAAATCTACTACAGAAGAAAAAATCGTTCCGAACGAAGAAACACCAATAGTTGAAGAAATAACAAACGAAGAAGTTGTTGAAACGGTAGAAGAAGTAACCAATGAAGTTGAAAAAGAAATAACTAAATCTATGGAAACTGGTAAACCATTACCAGAGAACATCCAGAAAGTAGTTGATTTTATAGATGACACAGGTGGAGATCTTCAAGACTATATGAGACTCAATAAAGATTACGATAAGATGGATGAAAGTAATTTATTACAAGAGTACTACAAACAATCAAAACCTCATCTTACAGGAGAAGAAGTTAATTTCTTAATAGAAGATAAGTTTTCTTACGACGAAGATACAGACGATGAGATAGATATTAAAAGAAAAAAACTAGCGCTTAAAGAGCAAGTTGCCAGCGCTAAAAGCCACCTGGACGGGCAAAAGTCCAAATACTATGCAGAAATTAAAGCTGGTTCAAAGCTTACGAGTGAGCAAAAAGAAGCAGTTAATTTCTACGATAAACATAAAAAGGAAACGGCTACTACTGAAGAGTACAATGAGAAAGCGAAAAATGTATTCTTAAATAGAACCAATAAGTTTTTTGGAGACAAATTCAAAGGTTTTGAATATAACGTTGGAGAAAAAAGATTTAGGTTTAATGTAAAGGACGCTGATCAATTAAAGGATACGCAAAGTGATATTAATAATTTTATAGGAAAGTTTCTTGATAAAAATAATTTAATGCAAGACGAAGCGGGGTACCATAAATCTTTATTTACAGCGATGAATCCAGACACAGTAGCAAATCATTTTTACGAACAAGGAAAAGCTGATGCTTTAAAAGATAGCATGGCTAGATCTAAAAACGTTGATATGTCACCACGCCAACAATTTGGTGAGGTTAAGGATAACAGCGGGATGAAATTCCGAGTACTACAAGATGATCAGTCGCCAACTTTTAAGTTTAAAACTAAAAATAAATAACAAATTTAAAATTTAAAACAAAATGGCAATTACAGCAGGAGACAATTTAAACAGTGTTCTATCACCAACGCCGATGACGTTAGTTAATAACTATATTGACTTTACAGACGGTACATCTGATTGGGCACAACAGTACTTACCTGATCTAATGGAAAAGGAAGCTGAGGTATTCGGTAATAGAACTATCGCAGGATTCTTATCACAAGTTGGAGCAGAAGAAAGTATGACAGCAGACCAAGTAATCTGGTCAGAACAAGGAAGATTACACTTAAGTTACAACGCTACGTTAGCGGCAAGTACTAATACACTTACTATTGGTACGGATATCGATGGTAAAGCAGCGGGTGCAGCTCACGCATTAAGACCTGGTGATACTATATTGATATCAAGTTCTCGTGATGGAGCAACTACACAGTGTTACGTTAAAACAGTATCAGGAGCAACAG